GCTGTTGTGCCTACTGGTAATACTGCTGAACCTGTAGATGAAGTTTTATCTACTTTAAGGGATAACGCAGATGTTGTTGTACTGGCTACCGCTCTTGTGTCTACATCTGTTTGTAATTCATCTAAAGCTGTTTGTACATTTACTGCTACAAGATTACCACTAGGTATATTGCTAATAGCACTAGCATCATGAGCATCTGTTGTACTATTTACATGAGAATTTAATATAGTGGTAGCAGTTGTAGTTGCTATGCTTTCAGCTAACAAAGAAGCTGCTGTAGCTGTAGCTGCTGCTGCCGTTGCTGTAACAGCCGCTTCACTCGCTACCGTAGCATTATATAAAGCTAAATCAGCTTGTGCTGTAGCAATTGCCGCTGATGTAGCAGCTTGTCCTGAACTAACTAAGGCAGCATTAGCCGCATTAATAGCAATAATAGCTTGATTTGAGGCATCACCTGTAGCATCCCCAGAACCCCCAATACCTCGAAATATTGCCATTATTAATCCTTAGCTTTATTAATAACTTTAGTTATACTTTCTTTTACTTTTACAGGTTCTTCCCATAATTTATATTGTGGGTGAGTGAGCATATCCTTAATATCATTTTCATCTTTAAACTCTACAAAATTACCTGAAACTAAACATTGAAACTTAGCCATATAAAACCCTTTTTAGTGAATGGAATGAACCCTTAAATAACTATGCAAAAATCCCCTACCGTTAAGCAAGGGACTTTAACCTACTTATTACGCTGGAACAGCCAAGGCAAATGCAGAACCATCACGCAACTCGGCAACACCATACAAGGTATCAGCAGTGTACAATGTACCTAGATACTCTTGCTTGTATTGAGTTTGTGAACGAACACCTTGTTGTTCAACTAAAACAGCCGCATCTTTATGACCCATCAAGGCAATACGAGCACCACCAGTGGCAGTATCACAATTGCTAGATACAAACACAGGAATACCATACACATTACCAATTTCACCATTACGGATAGTGTTGCCACCACCAGACTCACCTACGAATGCTTGCTCTGTATAACGAGCAATACCCATAAGTGTATTACGGCTAGAAGGAGGAATAACAAAGAAACGACCATCCATAGGTACATCAGCATCATCAAGACGTTGAATTGTACGACGAATAGCTAAGTCAGTAAGAGCTGAAGCATTTGATGTACCTGAAGTGTATGCAGTAGTACCATCACCACCAACATAAGCACCAGTGTAAGTTACACCAGAACCACCATTAAATGTACGACCTAATTGCACAAGGGAAGTATCTACTTGTTTAGATAAAGCATAACCGGCATCTTCTGTGTAAAAACGACGCAAAGATGTAAGAGCTTGTGCTTCGACAATATCTTCAATCAAACGTGAATACTCATAATGCTTATCAATGGTAACTACAACATCACCTTCTGTAGCAGCTTGTAGAGCCACTTGACTATTTGCAGCTTTAAGTGAAGCTGTACCACGGGTAGGTGAAGGGATATGAACCGTGTCACCCTTTTTACCAACAAAAGACATTTTTTTAAATAAGTTTGCAAGAACTAAATTCTTTTTATAAGCAGCTACAATCTCATCACTCCAAATCTCTGGAATAAAGGTTGCTGCGGTTGTTACGGTTACTTGGTTTGAGCCTAAAGCCATGATAAATCCTTTTAATAATTGTTAAATGACTCGACCTTCTCGGTACGCTAACATAATTTCTTGTGAGCGAGCTTCATAAGTGTCTGGGTCTGTTTGCATAAGTTTAATAATATCGCTTCGACGATATTTCTTTTTTGAAACAGATTCTTGAGCATTGCCACCACCTACATCAGCCGCTTTTAATTGTAAGTTGCGGTCTAATTTAGCAGTTTCAGTTACTCGTTTGTTAATGCCTTGTCTTTCATTCCAAGTAGACAAAAGTTCTTGTGCAGAATCATAATCAAAATTGTTCTGCGCACGATTGTATAACTCTGTTCTAACTCGTGAACCGTTAATCCATTCAGCAAAAGCAGGTGAACCTACCACTTCTTTATAATCTGGAAAATCTTTAGCTAATTGGTTTTGAATATTAGCTTGTTTATTTGCCAAAGTTACTTGTTGTGCTTCTTTAATTGCTGGATGATTTTCAATTGCTTTATTTACAGCAATCTTAGGGTCAATGAAAAAATCGTCATCATTTGAATCTACTTCAGGTGTCTTTAAGTTATTTGATGTTTGTGTCTTAATAAAGTCATCAACTACCTTCCGCAGATCACCAACCTCACCACCCTGCTTACCAATAAACTTTTCGGCTTCTTGGTGCATTGCAATAATGTCTTTTACTGATTTGTTGCGGTATTTCTCTGGTAGTTCTTCAACAATTTCTTCTGCTACTTCATCAATTGTTTCCAAAGAATCTGTGGTTTCTAAACTTTCTAAAACGTCATCTAAAACTTGTGCCATGTTATTACTCCAGTGCATTTAGCATTATTGGAAAAAAGAATATCTATGGTTAGACTAATCTCTTTGAACAGAAGGTTTATGCTTTTTAGCCCAAGCGTCTGCCGCACTTGGAAAGCTGCCACTAATACCTTCAAGTGAAATTGTAGGGGTACTAAGAATTTTCTTAGCTATACAACCACAAGAGGTACAAGCAGTTTGTTCGGTATTTTCCATATATCGTTCTACTATTTTTAAACAAGAGGTACATTTAAAATCAATCATTATCCGCAAGAGTTAACTCCTCATAACTTTGTGAAGAAACTTCTTTTAGGGATAATACCCATTGTAAAATATCAAGCTGCCCTTTACGTTTAAATAATTCTTCATGGGTAGTGACACTATTAACCATATTATAATTATCAAATAAACTTTGAACATCCTCAATAAAATCACTCCAACCTTTTGTTGCCATTGTAGTGAATCTATCTTCGTAGTAATCTTGCAATTCTTTCTTCAAGCTATTGCACTCCTTAATAATGGTGTGTTATAATCAGCTTCATTAAATATATTATATCATATATAGATTTAGTCTGTCAATGGTGTATTCATTTGCATTTTGACTATATCTAGCTTTTGTAGCATATCTTTTTCTTTTAGATCAATTTCTTTTTCTTTAAACATAAGTTCTGATAATCTAGCACGTCGTTCAAACTCTTTATCATCAGCAGTGCCAGCATGTAAATTAGTCGAAAGAGCTGCTGCAATCTTAGCTTGAACTTCTTGAGGTTTAAGTTGAGTTTCAACAGCAATTTGTTGCGCTTCAGCTTGTTGTTTACCTGCTTTAGTATTAAGGTCATTAGTCTGAGCAGTAATAAGGCCAGCTTGTAATTGTTGTTGCATTTGTTGAGCTTGTTGAGCTTCTGGATTAGGTTGCATTGAAGCAGTAAGTTGTTTTAATAACTCTTGTTTATTAGGTAGAGAACTATTGCCAATAACCCCTTGCATAAGGATAGGTACAATGGGACTATCTGGACCGAGAGTTTTCATAAGGTTAATCATTTGCATTTGTTCAACTTCACGGGCTAAAATACCTAATGAACTAGAAGCCACAAAAGAATAATCTTTTACAGGGAAATTATCAGGGTCAAATTGCATGAAGCGATAAGCCGCTTTTTCAATAAAAGGAATAAGGAATGAATCTTGAAAATTAACAAGAGTACGTTTATTCTTTTTAATAATAGATGACAAGGTAATTGACATTTCCCCACCACCAGCAGGGTTAGCTTGCATAGCTTGTGAATCAAGTGTACCTGTAGCTTGTAACAACATACCTTCAAACTTATTAGCAATCTCAATATTAGAAGTGTCGGTTGTACCAAACTTGAATGGAAGCAAGATTTCAGCAGGGTTGCCATTAGTAAGGATTGTTTTTCCGGGCCTTACCTCAAATTTAGACCCTCTAGGAAGTCGTGTAGCATCCATAGCCATCATTGGTACAGCGGTTAATGCTAGTGAGTCTAAATGACTACGCAATTGGGCATCAATCGCCTTTTGCATGTTATAGCCTTTTTCAGCAATACCACGACCCCAGAAACGGTTAGGAATAGAGTCATCTTGATATGCCACAATTGGGCGATCTTGCATCATGTATGGATTTTTTTCAGCTTTTAGTAATTTACCATTACCAATAATAATAATAGCTTCTACTAAATCACCATATTCTTCTAATAGCTCAGATTCTTCACCAAGTAGGTCAACAATCTCATCTTCACCATCAGATTCTAATAATTTTGCAGGAACCAAACCATAATAACGAATAATTTTAATTTTATCATCGTTATACTCTTGGTCAATCCAAGATGCTTCAATATCTTTGTCAGGTGTACTATCATCTTCAATGTCTGTATCTTTATATGTTCCATCTTTCACTTTCATAGCAACAGAGTGAGCTGAAACAAATTCCTCAATAGCCACACCCATAGCTTCTTCAATAGAAGTGGCATTTGGGTCAATAATAAAGTTTTGAGGGTTTATTGGGCGTAAAGCTACAACTACTTTCTCTACTTCTTCAACACCAATTTGCATTGATGTTCCACCTTCCATAGGGCGAGTGGCAGGTTTAAATTCTTTTACTTTCTTTAAGGTAATTTCACCAATACCTGTACCATAAATAGAGGCTAAAAGTACAACATCCCCAACTGCTTTACGAAGTTTGTTCTTCTTAAAACATTCTTTCATATATTTTTTAATATATTCTACATCCATAGGGTCTTCATCACCCATGTTGTCATCGAGATCAAATAGGTGTTCACCTTGCCCAAAGACTGCTTCTTCAATCTCTGCTGTATGGTTTTCAATAGCTTGTTGCAAAGCAGGGGAAGTAATTCGACTACGTTCTGAGCTACGAGTTAAATCTTCAGCAGCCCATACACCTCGCCATAAACGTTCGTACTCTTTCCAATCTGATAAATAATTATCATCGCGGTGAGTTTTCCATTCTTCGGTATAACCTGTAACAAAATCTACTAATTTATTCATTATTTAATATCCTGATATTTGATCAAAAGGGACATACTCATCTTCTTCATAATTATTAACACCCTCTACTATTTGTATCTGGTCAATGTAAGCAAGAGCATCGATAAGGTCATCATGCAATTGGGAGTTAGGAAAGTTAACCAACTGGTCAATAAATTCATTATTCCAACTACCTTCATTTAATTTAACTTTTCCATGTTCAAATCTTCCTTGTAATGCCCAAACAATACGGTCTGTCTTTTTTTGATTACCATGAGTAACGTCATCAATTCTAAAGTAATGATTGTGTCTACGCATTAAGTCTGTTAAATAAGGGTGAGCTGCGTTCTTTAAACTCCCCTTCTCAATACCCACAGCTACAGGTTCATATTGAACAACTGCTCGCATAATTTGTGAACAGGTTTCCTGAATATCCCATCTACCATGTAAAATATCTGCTACCCACCAACCATCATCATGCACTTTAACTACAGCAATGGCAGTTTCATCTAGCTTTTTATTTTTACTTCCTGACTCGCGATCAACATTAATAAACCCAGCCAAGTCAACAGTAATAAAGAAACGACCATCTTCAGGTTCTTCCTCATCTATAGTTATCCATTCTTCTTTAAATAAATCACGACTAGCAGCTTCAAATGAAGCCATAAATTCTTGTCTAAAAGCAAAGCTTGACATACTCTTTTTAGCAGCATCAAACTCTTTGGCAGGGATTAATGGATTATCATAAGATGTAAAATGAAATGCCGCCCACTCATCATCCTTACCATTCTCTGCATATTTATACAATTCATAAAAATGATTTCTACCTTTTGGTGTACCAATAAATACAGCACCACCCTGAACATCTGACAAAGCTGGACGCAAGATTTGCTCCCATACATTTGCCTTAATATCGGCATATTCATCAATCACAAGGAACGCTAAACCTACACCCCGCAAGGTATCTGGCCTATCTGCACCCTTTAAATAAATCTTACGACCATTCACAAGAGTAAGGACAGATGTGTTTTCATGGGCAGATGCAATTACATCATGTCCAATTTCCTTTAATAAGCCCCACAAAATATCTTTAGCTTGTTGGTAAGTAGGCGCAACATAAAATACATCTTTTTCTGTACTTTTTAATGCTTCAATAATTAAAATCCAAGCAGCTAAACGACTTTTACCAAACCTTCTACCAGCAGCTAATATTTTAAAACGATGTGAATCGTTAAACACTTCAAGTTGTTTAGGATGTAGCTTTACATTAAGATTAGCCATTAGTCTTCTTCAACTTCTTCCATATCATATACTTCTGTAGTGGCTTCCACTTGACCAATGCCAGTGATAGATATATTTATTTGGTTACTCTTGCCACTAGCCTTAGTTAAATAATCAGCAGGGATTATCCGATCTGCCACTATTTTTAAACAAGCCATTTGGTCTTTATCTTCATCATTTAAAGCCTTATCCAAAATCTTTTGAATAACAGCTTTACCCTTCTTATTTAACATACCTGCTAGAATTTCTTGGTGTCTAGCCTTGGCACTCACTGGAAGAATAGCTTTAGAAACAGGTTTTGTAAGGTTATTAGAAACTGGGTCTATACCATTTTCAATTAATAATTTATTGGCTCTGATTAACGAAGGGCGACCAGCCCCTATGCGTCTACCACCTTTTTTAACTTTTGGTTCTTCTGGGTTCAATATGAATTATCCTTATGTATACTGTCGTTCATTTATATATGAACTTGTTCATGTATAACTTATTATATCACATCTAAAAGAATAATGAAAGGAGAGGGGGGTAAAAAGCCAAGTGGGGGGAGAGGTTCTCCTTGCGCTACGCTTGAACAAGAAATATAT